ATTTCATTGGTCATACGTATGCAATGTTTTCAGATTTACTTATTGGTTATTTAAAAGCGATACCATTTACCAAAATAGGTCAAGAAAGATTCGACAAGTATAATGAAACTAGAACTGCTGCTGGTGGTTTACCCATAATAAAATTAAGTGATTTAAGTGCCATAATATCCGATATAAATACCCCTTTAAATAGATTAGCAGCAAACGATTCAGTATCCACTGAACTAAATACTATTAGAGAAGGACTAAATAAGATAGAAAGTATTCGAGCATCAATAGTTAATTTAGGTTCTTTAATTTCATTAGAAAAAGACTTGGATAGTTATGAATACATAATTATGGTAGATAATACAGATTTCCCTATAGCAAAAGACAAGGATTCTGTCGATTCTTATAAGGAAAATGTAACTACTATTATAAAAGAATTTAATGATTTAACCTATTCAGATAAATTTGAATTAAGTGATTTTACTATCTTAACTAATTCACAATCAACTGGTGCTAGATTTTACGATTCAATAACTAAAAATGATTTAAACACAACTTCAAGTAATAATGATGAGGCCTTAAAAGTATCATTAGGTACCCCTAATGATTTATTAGAAACGAAAAGAAAGATATACGATTTTATAAAATCTGTTTATGGAAATAAAATAGGTGATAATAAAAAAATAGATATTTTAGATATGTCTGATTTATTTAAAACTTTAGATTCACGTAAATCAACACTAGAAACTTCTGAAAAACAAAAATCTGAGGAACTAGCTAATAAAATGAAGAATGTTGTTAATGAAAAACTTGGTTTCGAATCAAATGTTAGAAATATAATCGAAACATTCACAGCAGCTGCTGAAATATTTATGGAGACAATATATTCAGTATCTCACTCTGCAGAAGGCAATTCAATTAGACATACTGAATTGCTTCAAGCTTTTGGTGAGGATAAAAATACCGACCAAAATAAAGTTAATTTTGATAATAAAATATTTTTACCTTGGCCAGAATACAGAAAAAAAGATGACGTTAAGGGCACATATATTGATACATATCTAGGCGACAGAAATGTCTTAAGAACCCCATCAAACGTTGATGAATTAGTGTTTATTGACGACTTATTAAAAGCTTTTCACAAAGCAAAACAAGTTGAGGATGAGAGTAACTCAGCTTTGGATTCAGAATCAGAATCCACATCTTGGTATCCAGTAAACGCATTAGACACAACTTTATTTACAAGTATTGAACCTTACTCTAGAGATGGAATAAAAACTAAAGAAGATATTGTTAGATTACTTCTAATTAGAGCAATGACTTTCTTAAGTTATTCTAATATTGATAAGTCATTAAAACCAGAAGAAATAGAAAAAATGGCGCATCTAGAATCTGAAGCAATAATAAGAGTTGTTAAAGATGATGTTATTAGACAATCACTATCTAAATTAGAGATAAAATCAATATTAGATAGTAAAGGTACTATAGATGATATTTCTAAAAAAATAGTTGAACTTAAAGGGTATTTAAGTGGACCAAGTTATCGTTATAGATACATAGTGTCTGACGACGCATATGATGTTACCATACTACCTATAAATAAAGGTTTTAATAATTTTATATGGAGTGATACATTTACTGATAATTATCCAAAATTAAGAGATTTAAGAGACGATGAAGACTACATATTTACAAGTAATTTTTTAACCGAAAAAGGTGAATATAATCTAGATGATGGCTCTACATTTATTAAAATATTAAACATATCTGATATTCCAAATAAACCAACACTTATAAACCAAGTTGAAATAGATTCAACTAATTTAATAAGTCTTAATGGTCTAATCAGTAGTGATTATTTAAAAAATTCTGGTTTTAATCAATTTGGTGGTGATTATGGCATTCAAGAATTTAAACATATGGACTGGGGAGAAGAAGACTTAAAAGGTCTACCATTAATGTATGTTTTCTATGGTGACAAAACAAGTAGTGGTTTAGCTTTATCTAGAGCATCATCTGGGGAACAACTATTCGGTGAAGGAAAATCAACCTCCTCTAGATTTGATTTAAATGATGATAAAATAGTTATTAGTTCAAAAATTAATGAACAATACACCATGCTTGATGATAATAAGATTCATGCCAATATAGGTGAAAATAGAATATTAATGAATTATTTAATTAATGGTGATTCTAAAGAAATAACATATCCATACATAGAACAAAGAATTTCACATGGTCCACTTAGTTCAGATGGTTCATTTAGTTTATTTGGTAGTTTATTTTACTATCAACAAGGTTACGCTAAATGTCTTGATAAAAACAATAAGGTTTTAATTGACTGTAGTGAATACAGTAAAGCTATGACATTTTTACAGACGATACCGTTCAACTACATTGAAAAGAATGAAGACCCATTTTTTCAAAATTCGATTAATAGATTATTCAATACTAAAAGTGGTTTAATTCACGCACCTAGATTATGGTGTGCTTGGATTGGAAGTATATTATGGAGAAAAGATAAATCTCCACCAATAGTAAAAGGTAAAAAAATTGTTGGTGGTGGCTCTGGTAAAGGAGACCCAATTGTTTGGGGATATTATTTTAACAACGGTAAAATTGTTAAAAATGATTCAACATCTTGGACAAATTTTTCAGTTCCAGATTTATATGAATATTTCCCAAGTATATTAAACTCGGCAATATACCGAGACATAGAACCTAATCAATTAGTATCAAGGCTACCAATGCAAATTAAGAAACAATTTAAGAAAATATTTTTCGATTTTGTAAATGGTGATGATTCAAAAATTAGTTTTAATAATATAAAATCAAATCTAGAAATATGGAATGGTGATGGTGAAAGTTTTAGGTTACATATGAATAAACTTAAGAGTAATATAATCAATACTAACGGTAAGGAAACTATAACTAAAAGTGAATTAATCGATGATAATAATTTCAAAATTGATAATATTAAATATTATAATATAATAAACCCATTAATATCTAATAATAATGAATATAATTTGTTTTTAGAATTAAAGGGTAATTATAAAAGTAATATAGCTGTTAAAACACTAATTGATAGCATGAGAGAAGAGGTAATTATCGTCAACTCATCACCATATATTTGGGGAGGGAGTAATTACCAAGAATACTCACTAGCTCCTAACCCCAACACTGATATTTATCGTACAAAATGGATAACCGTGGAACCTAAAATACTTGAAGACTATCTAACTAAAATTATAGATAAATTAAAAGTTGACGCTGATGCTTTATCACCAAACAAAAAAGAGAAACAAGATAATCAAGAAATATTTGGGACAACAAATAAAGATGTTATAAAATTACAATTATATAGACATTGTAAAACTATTTACGATAAATGGTTAGGTGGTTCTGAAAGTATAGATAAGACTATATTTCAATGTGGTGGTAGAAATAACGTTGATAGTAAATTAGCTGAACAACATAAAAATACTAAGACTAGATTAATAGATAGTTTTAGATTTGTAAATAGAGCATTTAGAGACATTGGTACAGAACTATACATAAATCCAGTACCAATTAACAACTATTTAACAAATGATGCTAATATGAGTTTATATAATTCAATATCAAGTTTACTAGCTGCAAATAATTTTGAGTTTAATGCTTTACCTAACTTCATTAACTTTAATGATGAAGAAAATTTAAAGTCAATGTTTACACCATATAGTACTTATGCCGATGCTATTAGAGATGGTTCATGTGGACCATCGTTTGTTGCGGTATATATTGGACAAGGCTCTAAACACTTAGATTTTACTAGGGCAAATTATCCAAATGACGGATTTGACTTAAGATGTGATGGTAAAGGTGTTAGTACAGAAGCACCACTTGATTTTACATCACAAGAAGTTAAAGGTTATGAAGACCCAATAAGTACGTTTGTTGTTAGATATGGCCAACAAAATCAAAATATTTTTAAGGATGTTAAACTAGACCAAAGTGAATTTTCAGAAACAGATGAATCATTACAAATTCAAGATGAAATTTCTCAATTAGGTGCAGAAAATAATAGAGGTATAATTGGTCAAAATCTTTATAATACATATGCCGTTAGAAGTTATACTGCTGACATTGAAATGATGGGTAATGCTATGATTCAACCAATGATGTTTTTTCAATTGGACAATATACCTATGTTTCATGGTGCTTATTTAATTAAAAGTGTTTCTCACTCAATTAAACCCAACTATATGTCAACATCATTTAAAGGTACTAGAATTAGGTATCCAGAAACACCTTTAATCACCTCTACAGACATCTACATGGATTTGTTAGAAACAATGGATACAAGTAATGCTGGAATCGGTAAGATTAGAGCAACGATTGGCAAATTAGCCCCTATCATGATGACAATATATGAAAACGGTGGTAGCAATGGTAATATCGTATCAGGCAATATAAAAACAAAGTTTATACCTAAAATTGATGGGGTTTGGAATACGAAATTAAATAATCCTAAGGAGGGCTTTATGTTAGAAAATGCTGTAGAACCTTTAATTAAAATGTTAACAGAATTTGTCGCTTGGTTGAAGGCTGAGGGCTTTCAAGGTGACACTAACGGTTATTATACTTATATAACATCTGTATATAGGGATTTTGACAAACAAGTTGCTGTTAAAGCTGAAATGACTGCTAAAGGAACTCCAAAAAAAGCGGCAACACCAGGTTCATCTGCTCACGGGTGGGGTATAGCTTTTGATATACAATTTTTAACAAAAGGTACAGAAACCCCAAAAAAATATAGTGTCAAGATTCGTAATAAGGAAGATGTAGCCGAATCATTTAAACTTGCCACAAATCCAGCGATAAAATGGATGTATGATAATTCATATAGATATGGTTTTGTATTACCTGCAATACTTAGAGATGGACAATCTTTAGATGAACATTGGCATTTTGAGTATCACGGGACATCCGCTATTTGTTTAATAAAACAAAATCCAACTGTATATGGGTACACTATCAATACAGACAAAAAACAAGATGATTCAGTTACCAACCCTAAAACCATGAAAGGCGAACCTGCGGTATATAGTGATACTGATTGCACTTACAAAGTAGTTAAAGATACTGGCGATGGTACTGAAGCTAAAAGCACCAAATTAAAAGGAGATGCCAAAGACGTACAAGTTAAAGTTATGAATTTATTAAAAGCTGACAATCTAAATAAAGAACAAGTTGCTGGTGTTATGGGTAATATTCATCTAGAGAGTACGTTTAACCCATTAGCCGAGAATAAAAAAGATAGAAACGGTTATCGTTCAGTAGGTCTTATTCAGTGGAACGGAGCATCCTACGATTTGGATGCAGTAGGTAATTCAGTTGAATCTCAAATGAAATTCTTAGTCAATATGAACAACTATAAGACATGGAAAAACCTGCCAGAAAAAAAACTAACAAAAAAATGGGCCAATTCTGCGGCATACGAATTTGCTAATCTTGTTGAGATTTGTCATTTATGTAATCAAGGGTATCAAACTTACTATACTAGTTATCAAAATAAAAGGTCATCGTATGCTCTGGATTACTTTGAGAGATTTAATAACCCAGATGATGATTTATATTGGGTAAATTAAAATATTATTAGTACTTTTGTTATATGAAAATAGGTAACATAGTTTCAAGTATTGATATTAAAATCTCCAATGAATTTAATTTGGTAAAAAATATGGACGAAATAATTCAAGGATTACCAACATTAATCGTTGGTTTTGACTACGTTAATAAAAATTATCCAGATTTTAATATCTTAGATAGAGAGATTGAAACTAATATTTATTGGACTTTTAAACGAACAGAAAAACGTGATAAATTTGAGGAAGATTTATATTGGTTTAAACAAAAAGTATATGATGATTTATTTAATCAAATAGTTTATATATTTGTTGACCCAATATATTACAGGGGTGCTGTAATGATTAAATTATTAAGAAAAATTATAAATATTAAAAATAAATATAGTTTGATGTATAATAATATGATTTATATTTATGGTGATAATCTTATTTTCGGGTTTGATTTAAAACTTTTAAAGTTCCTTAAATTAGATGTTGATAAAATAAAAAATAAAATTAAATTAGTAAGCACTGTATTTTTGGATGATGAAAGGATACTTATAGAATATAAAAACAATATTGAAGAACTAAATGATAGAGTTCGATTTATACCTTATTTATTTTCTATTAATAATGAACAAAAAGATACTTCTAGCTTCATTCATATTCCCAGAGAGAGTTGAATGGTTTTTAAACTACTTAGAGACAAAATTTAAAATAACAAAAGACAATGTTTTTTGTTATAAAAACTTAGAAGATGAATCTAAAGTTATAATGACATTTAAACTAAGTATACCAGAAGATAAATCTTTAAATTTAAAAGATTTATTCCCTAATGCTATGCCAATACATAAAAGAGGTAGCTGTATTTACACTATAAATGCGTTAAATAAAATGATTGAAATTCTACATCCAGAATCAATTGGTAATATTGATAATAAGTCAATAAAAATAGAATGGGATGAATATCAGAATAAAATGATAATAATTAATTCCTCAGAATTAAAGATTTTCAACATAATTAAGGTTTTTTAATATTTTATTATATTTATAACTATATAACGTTATTAAAATAATAAAATTATGGAGAACGAAAAAATTACCAAAGATTTAAATAGTGCATTAGATGGATACTTAGGTAACCAAGAACAAAACACTGACTTAGATTGTAGTTCTGGTACTTGCGTATTAAAAGGTGATAAAAGCCTTGTTGAACGAATCAATAAAAAAATAATAACAGAAGACGGTAGACAATTATTATTCTAATGAGAAAAAAAACTAAATTTAATTCAGAATTACTGAAAGAAGAATTGAATAGATTCAAGACTATTAATGAATATACATTTGGCATTGGTGAAGATGAAAATTTAATATTAGGTGGTAAATATGCAATATCTGAAGTTGATGAAGACCCAACAGATAATAATGATGTATCACTACAACCACAAGGTGATGATGATTTAGATGGTGTTGCTAACGAATTAGGCATTGATGAACCAAAAATGGATGAACCAAAAATGGATGAACCAAAAATGGATGAACCAAAAATGGATGAACCAAAAATGGACGAACCAGTTGATAATGCTGTAGAATTAGATGTTACTGAATTAGTTCAAGGTTCAGAGGAAGCTAAACAAGCTGCTGATAAAGCTACAAAAAATACCGAAATCTTATTACAAAAATTAACAGATTTGGAATCTAAGATTGCAAATATGGATAATATAACAAATAAAATAGATAGTTTAGCGAAAGAAATTATAGATAGAAACCCAACTCCAGTTGAAAAATTAGAGATGCGTTCATTATCATCATTTCCTTATTCACAAAAGCTAAGTGATTTTTGGGCTGATAAAAAAGGTGCTTACGATGTTATGGATGGTGAACAAAAAGAGGAAGAGTATTCTTTAACTCAAGACGATGTTAATCAATCTTACTCAGAAGGTGATATTAAAAATAGCTTTGATAACGAATACGAAGAAGAAGAATTCTAATATATACAAAAAAAACATTAAAAGGGTCCTTTCGGACCCTTTTTTATTTATTTTATTTTTTTTTTTATTTTTGTTGCATTATGGTTATTAAGATAGTATATTTGTATAAATCACGTGTTAAAAAAAAAAGTTAAAATAACTTTAATTTTTACTTGACTTTTGTGAATAATATCTTATGTTTGAGTATGTTAATTAATTTATTAATATGTGTGAAAGTAAATAAATAAATAAATAAATAAATAAATAAGTAAAATGAGTAAAGAAAAAACAGGCTTAGAAGCGATGTTAGAACAGTATGAGAAAAACAATGCTCCTATGTTCGAAAAGAAGAGTGATAAAGTATATGATTTAGCTAACTATTTCAATACCTATATCGAGAAGGAAATAAAATCAGCAACAAAAGAAATCAGAATCTTACCATCACCAGATGGTTCTCCATTTGTGGAATTACATGGTCACAAAATCCAAGTAGATGGTCAATGGAAAACTTTCCCATGTTTAAAACATATGAAAAATGAAGCATGTCCATTCTGCGAGGCTCGTGAGGCTTTATTAGCTACTGGTGAGGCTTCCGACAAAGAACTAGCGAAGAAATACAATGCACGTAAAATGTATGTTGTTAAAGTAATCGACAGAAATGCTGAGGAAGAAGGGGTTAAATTTTGGAGATTCAACCATGATTATCGTAAAGAAGGAATTTTTGATAAGATTCATGGAGTGTTAACAGCACTTAAAACTAATAGGAAC